TACCGTTGCTGAAGTTCGCTCTTGGACAGTGGAACATACTAAAGATGTAATTGAAGACACAGTCATGGGCGACGCGGCAAGAACATACAAATCAGGACTACACCAGTTTAGTGGTTCTATGGAAGTGGTATACGATGATGGACATACTGCGGCAACTAATGCTTTTGATCCAGCACAGGATGGAGCATTAAGTGTCGAGTTTTATCCAAACTCAAGTTCAGGTGAAAAGTTTACAGGATCAGTAATTGTTACTTCAGTATCAAGAACTGCATCTTTTGATGACCTAGTAACTGCTACAGTTAACTTCCAAGGAACTGGCGCTTTAACTATCGCTAGCGTATAAGGTTAACTGATGTTACGAATTAGTGTTAGAGGCACTAAAAAGGTTCAGCGTTCTCTTGAAAGAGAAAAAGAGAAACTGTTGGACCAAATAGCGACAGATACTTTGGCAGTTGCAAAACGCAATACGCCAATTGATAAGGGACAAGCAAGACGGGGTTGGCGCCTCGAATCTTCTTATAAACAGAAGAATATCGTCAACCGCGTTTCCCACATTGTTCCTTTAGAAAACGGTCGCTCAAAACAAGCACCTCGTGGTATTTTGGGACCTACCATTAGGGAGATATCAAATAGGAGATATAAATGAGTAATGTAATTAACAACATCCAATCACACTTTAAAGATAAGTTAAGTGGTGGACTGCAAAAGATAACTGTGCCAGAATGGAAAACAGATATCTATTACAAAGCGGCGTATTCGTTTGCTGTAGAAAGTAAAATTATTAGTCTACAACAACAGGGTAAAACCGTAGAAGCATTAGTTGAAAGTCTAATTGCAAAAGCATTGGATCCAGAAGGTAAACCAATGTTTTCAAAATTTGACAAAGCAACACTAATGAACGAAGCAGATCCAGCAACCCTTTTGCGTGTGTGCAGTGAGTTAAACAATGCTGTATCCGAATATGAGGAAATAGCAAAAAACTAAAAGAGGACACTGAACTTCAACTGCTAATGAGAATAGCAGAAACTTTACACAAGAGTGTGGAGGAAGTAATGCAGTTAAGTGTCCTAGAAATACAGTTGTGGTATGAATGGTTCGCACTACAACACGCTAGACAAAAGGAGGCGATGAGTCGTGGCAACACAAACACTAGAAATCCGCGTTCTCGATAAGACGCAACGTGCCTTAAGTGATATAAACAGACGCCTAACAGGTCTTAATCAAGGACTATTAGGCGTTAATCGTATTGCAGGCCTTGCGGCAACTGCATTAGGTGCTATTGGAGGTGCAAATGTTATCAAAAACATTGTTACTACCACAGCACGTTTTCAGGACTTAAGAACTACTCTTGCTAGTGTTACTGGCGGTGCACGTCAAGGTGCAGAAGCATTTGATTTTGTCACACAATTTGCTACAAAAACACAATTTGGTGTAGAAGAACTAACACAAACTTTTATTAAATTAAAAGCAAGTGGTATTGCTCCTACAGAAGAATTACTTACGCTGTTTACAGATGCGGCGGCGGTTACAACAGATCAAATTGGATCACTACAAGCAATCACAGACTTGTTTAGTAGAACTACTGCTGGTGGTTTAGGACTTGAAGAACTAAACAGACTTGCAGATAGAGGTATTCCTGTATTTGATATTCTACAAGAAAAATTAGGTAGAAACAGATTACAGTTAAGTGATCTAGGTAAAACTGCTGAAGGCGCTAATCTTATTTTAACAGCATTAAGTGATGGTATCAAAGAACGTTTTGGTGGTGCTACTGAAAACAGAATCAATAACGTAAGCACACAGTTTTCAAACTTACAAATTGCTATTACAAATGCGGCAGATAAAATTGGTAGTCAAGGTTTTGCTAAAGCACTTGGTGAAACTGCTAAAAAGATTACAGAATACATTGAAAACAATGAAGAACTTGTAAGGTCAATTGGTATCAATTTAACCAAAGCATTCTTGTATGCTGTTGAAGGTGGCAAATTAGTAATTGCTAATATAGGACTTATTGGTAAGGCATTTTTAGCATTCTTTGGTTTAAAGATTGCTATTGGTATTGGTGCAATAGCGGCGGCATTTGGTAGCACATTAGTTAAAGGTTTAAGTCTAGCGGCAAGGGCAGTTAAAGCACTTACACTAGCGGCCGCGGCAAATCCACTTATTGCGGCAGGACTTGTTATTGCGGCAGGTGTTGAATATCTAACAGGCGCATTTTCTAAATTAGCAGAATCAATGAATCTAGGCGGAGTTGCAGATGATGCACTTGATGCACTAGAAAAAGGTTGGGACAATGTTGCTGACACAATTGGTGTTAACCTAGAAGGCATTGAAGAATTTAAACAAGGTATTGCTGACATTGATGAAAAAGCAAAAGCATTAGCACCTAATTTTGAAGACATTGATGAGACAACAGGGAATATCAATCTAAACACAGGTAACACAAATCAAAATCTAACAGAACAAGCAGATAAACTTGGTCAAATTACTAAAACCTATAAAGAAATATTAGCAGATGCTACAAGAGAATTAGAATTATCTAATATTAAATTAGAAGACAATAAAGTTATTCAAGAACTTAAAAAAGCAGAACTTGAATTAGGTAGAGCATTAACACTAGAAGAAAAAAGACAGATTCAAGCATTACATGAACAAATTCAATTGAATGAATTGATTCAACAGGTAAAAGATAAAAATGCTCAAAGAGAAAAAGATATTACACAAACTGGTATTGATCTAGCACAAAAATATTATGGTATACTACAAGATTTTGAAGAAGATTTTTATAATAGAAGTGCTGAAAAAGCAAAAAGTTTTGCACGACAACAACATAAAGATCGTAAAATTAGTGCTGAATTATTAGCAGAAACTATACTAAACATTGAAACAGAAACACAAAATAAAATTAATGAAATTCGTAACAGTGCTCTTGAAGAAAGATTAGCAAACGAAATCCAACGAGAAAAAGAAGCAGGTAGAATTATACTTGCAAGTAAATTAAAAGATGCAGATAGAGCAAGATTACAACAACAAGGCGATGCTGAAAGAGCAAAACAAATTGCTACAGATCGTATTGAATTTGAAAAGAAATCAGAAGCAGAAAAAGTAGAATTTGGTTTAAGCAAAGGCGCTGAATTCTTTAGAGGATTAAGTGCTTACAACAAAAAATTCTTTGCGGCATACAAAGCGTTTGCTATAGCACAAGCAATTATTAACACATATCAAGGTGCCACAAAAGCACTTGCTACATATCCACCACCGTTCAATTTTATTGCGGCGGCGGCAACTGTTGCTAGTGGTTTGGCACAGGTTGCTACTATTAGAGCACAAACAGCACAACGAGGTGGTAACCTAATTACGGGCGGTCCTGCAGTGGTTGGTGAAGACGGACCAGAACTTATTGTGCCTAAACAACCAAGCACGGTTATACCAAGAGAAGTTGCAACAGCAATTGAAGGTATGGGCGGACGTAATCAACCTGTTACAGTTAATTTTAACATACAAGCAAATGACACAGCAGGTTTTGATCAATTAATAACACAGCGTAGAGGGTTGATTGTTAACCTAATTAACACAGCACTCAATGAACGCGGGAAAGCGGGGATTACATCGTAATGGCAAATATAGGAACATACCCAAGCGATCCTAGTTTTACTGCGGTAAACTTCAAAATTGAAACAAACACGCAGACAACTAGAAGTTTGAGTTTAAAAAGATTTAGAAATGCAATTGGAACAACAGTGTTTAGTTTTACTGCAAATTACCCAAGAATGAGTAGAACAGAATTCAAACCTATTATGGCATTCCTCGCAAAAGCAAGAGGTCCCCTAAATGAGTTTGATGTTGTTATACCAGAGATTAGTTCATGCAGTGGCACAGCACTAGGTAGCACACCAAAAGTAAACGGTGCTGTAAGTGCAGGCACAAGCACAATATCAATTGACGGACTAGCACTATCAACCACAGTTTTAAAAGCAGGTGATGTAGTAAGATTTACGGATCACAACAAGGTATACATGGTTACCGATGATGTTACTTCAAGTGGCACAGGCACAGCAACCATGAATATTACACCAGCACTTACATCAGGCGTAAGCAATAACGAAGACATTACAATTGATGATGTGCCTTTTAGAATGACACTTAACAACGACCTACAAGAAATTGGAGTAGGCACAGAATTATTTTATACATTTGAAGTAGACATGATCGAGGTAATCTAAATGGCAAGAATTTTACCCGCACTAACAAGCAAATTCCAAGGCAACGCTTTTGTTGCGGCACAGATTCTCGAAATTGAATTACCAACAAGTTATGGCGGATTAGATGGTTTGTATTTTACAGACGGTCCTTTTACTTTTCAATATGACAGTGGCACACAGTTTGACACAGGCGCACAAACTTATGTTTCAAGTGCAGACCTAATTGGTATGAGTGACTCCAAAGAAACAGGAGAGTTACAGATATCAAATGTTACAATTACCTTTAGTGCCCTAAACACCGTATACAGAGATTTGCTATGTCAGAGTTCTATCATCAACAAACGTGTAAATGTTTATCGTGTGTTTTTTGATGAAAGCACTTATGCAACAGTGGCAACACCCTTGCTGTTATTCAAAGGCAAGATAAGTGGTTATAGAATTACAGACAGTGCGGACAGTGCTAGATTTGTTGTAGAAGTAAGCAGTCAATTTGTAAACTTCAACAGAACAAACGGCATGATTACAAACGAAGGCAGTTTAAAAAGGTATGCACCTTCAAGCAAGGCGTTTGAATTTGCACACAAAACAACAGAACAGATATTTTGGGGTAGAACTGAATAATGGGTTGGTTTAGCGACATATTCAAAGGTATAGGTGACTTTTTTGAAGGAGTCATTGATACCATTGTCAACATTGGTAAAAGCATTATTGGATTTGTTGGCGACGTATTCAGTTTTGTTATCGGACCTTTTGGTGGATTTGAAACACCAAATGTCAATCAGAATGCGGGGGAGACAGCACGCGGTATAACTGTAACCAAAAACGGAACAACAACGCACATTCCAATAGTTTATGGTTACAGGCGTGTTGGTGGTAGCATAGTGTTTGCAGAAACCAATGGTAGCAACAACAAATACCTATATGTGTGTTATGTTTTAGCACAAGGCGAAATAGAAGGCGTAAGACGTCTGTTTATAGATGATGTTGAATTACCAACAGCAATGATGACTGGTAGAAACAACACATTACCAGCAGGCACAGAAATTACACCACCAAGTGGCAGATACAAAAACCTAGTGCGTATGCAGATGTTTAACGGTGCTAGTGGAGATGCACAAAGCAGTTTGTTAAATGGTAGCAACAGTTGGAACAAAGCAACAAGAACTATACCAGGTGTTGCGTATCTTGCGGTGCGTTATGAATATCCAGAAATTAAAACACAAGAAGATCAAGACAATAATCCTTTTAAAGGTGGTATTCCTACAATACAAGCAGAAGTTTTAGGCAAGCGTGTGTTTGCAGTAACTGATCTAGATGCAGACAGTGCAGGTTATGAATTTACAACTGCTTATGCCAGTCTATCAAAAACATATTCAATTAATCCTGTTAATCAATTGTTAGATTACATGATGGATCCAGACTTTGGTTGTGGTTTAAGTGCAACAGAAATAGATGCAGAAAGTTTTGTCAAGGCCGCAAACAAGTGTAACCAATATGTTACCTATTATACAGGACAACAGGGCAGAGCACTAACAGGTAACCAAGTTATACAAACAAACAGCAAACTAATTGACAACGTAAAAGCAACAGTGCAAGCATGTCGTGGTATCATGCCATATGTGCAGGGCAAATACAAATTGCAAATTGAAGATGGTGGTAACCTAAACGATATCACAAGTTCAAGTGCTACTATTGTATACAGTGCGGGTGATGATGACATAATTGGTGGTATTGAAATGCGTGGCGAAGCAAAGAATACCAAATACAACCAAGTTGTAGTAAACTATATTGATCCTGATACAGACTTTCAAAACCAAAGCATAGCATATCCAGAAACAGACAGTGCGGATCATGTTGCGGCACTTACAGAAGATAACAACGAAGAATTAAAGGGTGATTTTAACTTCCCTTCAATTACTAATGTGTATATGGCAAAAGACCTTGCACAAATGATATTTGATAAAAGCAGACAACAGCGTCAAATACAGTTTACAGGACGTCCTGAATTGATGACTGTTGTGCCAGGTGATATTATTAATGTTACTAATAGTAGATTGGGATTAAGTGCGGATCCGTTTCGTGTTGTAGGTATAAACATTAGAGCAGATTCTACTGTAAGCATAGAAGCGGTAGAACACTTGCCAACCATCTATCCTTACATTACAACGGATGAAGAAGATACCTTTGAATTACCGTTCTTGCAGGATCCAATTATACCTGATCCAATCAAACCAATTACACCAGACAAACCAGTGGGGGTTGTTCCACCGTTAGACGGAGAACCTGTATCACCTACAGATCCAAATCCGCCAGCAACTGACAGTGCGGGATATCCTGTAACACCTATTCAAAATCCAGTGCCACCTCCTGCACCAGATGAAACACAAATGCCAAATCCAAATGATGTGCCAGTAACAACCTTTATAGGTCCTAGGCAGTATAATTTGGCATTGTTAGCAACTATTGAAAATAATGATATTGTTGATTATATACATTTTGATACAGGAGAAACTGGTCAGATAGGTGAACTTTATTATATGACTAACTGGAGTGGATTTCCAGGATTCAAACCAGATTTGTTAACAGCGTCTGCACCAAATAATGCAATAGCATATAGAAATGAAATGATTAGAACTACAAACAGACAACCTTTTAGTCAATTCCAATGCATTGCAGATGATACAGGTGGAGGAAACAATCCGTGGAACACAGGCGGAGAAATTGGTGGGGTGGTAATAGACAGCACAACAGTTACACGTCAAATAGGACAAGAAACTCCGGCCGTTATAGATATTGAAACATTTAGTGATAGTGCGGGTAATGAAAAAGACAATGTAATAACTTTTGCATCTGCACACAATTTACAACAGTATGATTATATTGCCGCTAAAAACGGAGAAATGGGCAATTGGACATATTATGATTTAGGCATACCAAATGTTTATAAAACTTATATTAGCGGATTTACCTTAAGAGTTTTAGAAATAATAAGTCCAACTAAAATTAGGATTCAAACTTTTATGCAACTTTTAATCAATCTAGGTGCTGTTGATGCAACATGGAGTTTAGATTCTCCATATGGTAACACATTTGAATTGATTGGTTTAGCAAATCAAAATGGTGTTAAGGTTCCTGTGTTAGAAACAAAACCAACATTTGAAAAATTAAAAACCTTTAACAGTTGTTCAATTTATAATCCTTATGAAGCATGGACACGTGGACAAGATGTAAGTTTAAATAACAGTGCAGGTGCAGTAACAGTTAGTCCTACACTAGGTAGTGTTCCACAGGTAGAATTTGAACAACCAGTTGATTCAGAAATTTTAAAAAGAGGACCAAGGGGACTTTATCCAAAATTATATGGTAATGCTAACCTAAATGTAGGCGGAATCGTTATATATAAAGGCACTGTAGGTGGTGGGTTGAAAACACAAGGATACATCTTTAATATGAAAAACACCAAATACAATCCAAGCACATTTGAAGGTGATGAAGTATTTGCTTGGCCATGGGCAGGCGGCAACAAAGAAGGTATCAATCCGCTAATGTTGGTTACTTCAAATAGAGATTTCTTTAAGATACGTTTTACAGATGCACAGTTTAATGCAGATGGTAGTTTATACTGGGAAGGGGCAAATCTTTACAGCGACGGCAGTCGTCCAACACCATCAAACGACCAAATGTATTGGGATCCTGCAACACGCTATGATTTACCAGGTTGGACTTACACAAATGAACGTGGTGAAAGTGTAACAGGTTATGGTCTAGAAGCATATCTAAACTACAGCATACAGCAGTTAAGTGCGGATGTGTTTAACAATGAAAGCGATACAACAACATCGCACAGTCTAGGAGCATAACATGAGTTTAACCAAAAACGGATATTATGACAAAAGACAAAATAGATATCTTGCTGACAGTGTAGAAACCTGGGACGGAGACAGTGCAGGACAAACATGGGCAGATTTTAGCAGTTGGGATCAAACACCTTTATCTCCACTGCGTTTTTACACAGGCGTTGTGGACACGGGTGTAAGCAACACCTATAATCCGTTGGTTAAAGTAGATGCAAGCGGTCCTGTAAGCATTACGGTATACTACAGCGATACCGTAGACAGTGCAGGTGCTCTTGTATCTCCAAGCAGTTTTGCCGCAGGACAAAATCAAACACTGTCAGGTGCAAAAGCAAGATATTGGCAATTCCAAGTTGATGTTACACAGCAGGGCACAGAAACACCTTATATTCAAAGCATTGACAGTGTAATAAAAAGCACACCTATTGAAGAAGTTTTTAACAATATAAACACAACCAATTATGAAGACAGTGCAGGGTTGGTTACATTTACACCTACTAGGAATTTTTCAACAATTACTAATGCATTTTTTACACTGCAAGATTCAGCACCAACATATGTAAACAGTGGTTATGTAGCGGATAATTATGTGCAAGAAGGCGCAAGAACATATCCTGTAGTGTATCTAAAAAGCAAAGCAAACGGATCAATTACATTTGAAGTGCGTGATATAGATACATATGGTAAAACACTAACAAACTGCACCTGTGATATAAAAATACAGGGGTTACCAACGCTGGTAAGTGATGCGAATGGTAACATTGTGGAGGAACTATAATGGCGTGGCCAACTAGCAAACCAGACAGCACAGCATTTGACGCTGACAGTGATAGAATTTCTACCAGTCGTGCAGAATTAAAAACAATGAGTGATGCTGTTAACGATATTGTTGATTTTGTTGATACAACAGGAATTCAACCAGGACAGACACTGGTTTATGATAATTTGAATGACAAATTGATACCTGGCGATGCTGGTCAAGAACTTATTGCAGGCGACGGTATAAGCATTACAAATCCAGACAGTGCAGGCAGTGTTACTATTACAAACACAGCAGTCGGAGGCACAGAAAGTTTAAGTTGCAATTCAACCACAGGCACAATTGGTGCAAGCAACAAGGTTACATTAAGCGGCGATGCAAGAGTGGTGCAAGTTGATGTAACAAGTGGAGGTGGTATAGAAAAATTTGGTCTAAATGTAGACAACTGTGATATTGGTGTTACATACGTAATCTACGTAAGTGGAAATTATGGTCAAATCAGTTGTAGACTAATTGACGGCGGAACTGAATTAGACAGCACAGGCGGAACTACAAGTTATCCTAGTGTAAGCGATGCAAGCGATTTAAGATGGGCATTTAAGGTAACCAAAGTAGCAACCAGTAATAATAGATTTTTTGCAGAATGGGACGGAGAATCAAGAGTATTTGACATTTAATAATGGTGTCTTAAACGCAATATAAGCGTCATACAAGCGTTTTTAGATGGTTTTGCTAGTATGACATTAAATATACAAAAGAGAGGACTAAAACAATGGGATGGGGAACAGCAGGTAACATAATAACAACAAATTTAGATTCAGGAACTGATTCACCTGCTCTTGCAAGGGCAGATTTGAAATCAGCACTTGACGAAATCACAGCGATCATAAACGGCAGAGGCAGTGCAAATGGTGTAGCAAGTTTGGATGCAAATACACTTGTGCCTGCAAGTCAATTGCCTGATGAAATCAATTCAAGCACAGGCCAAAATCTTACACTTGATCCAGCAACAGGCAAAGTGTCAGTTGAAGAAGTTCTCAATCTTAAACCACAAACCGTAGCACAACTGAACGCTAGAACTGATATTTTAGCAGGTGATATTGCATTCTGTTCAAACGGAGATGCAGGCACGCCTTGTTTTGCAGTAGCAGTAGCACCAGACAGTTCAGGAGTGATACAATGGTATAAAGTGCAACTTACAACAACAATTTCGAGCAGTTAAAAATGAGCGATATAACAGAACTAGACAAAAGATTAGCATTGGTTGAACAGAAACTGGAAATCATAGTTAGTAATCACCTCCATCACATGGCACAGGACATAGATGACATCAAACGTATGTTCAAGTGGGGTGTTGGTGTTGTGTTTGTGCAACTGATTGGAGTTATTGTAGCATTGGCATTGATGTTGTAATGGAAGCACGCTATCTAATGCTGGATCCACGCACCTATAAATTGGAGCATGGACAATTATTCAAAATAGAAAACTGTCAGTTCTGTGGTGGTGATAATTTCAACTATCAACGCTATAAAAACACACCCTACAACAACAACAATTCTGTAGCATGGGTTCAACGCTGTAAAGACTGTAAAAAAACCGTTTCTACGGTGAAAAAATACTAAAAGACTAAATAACAGTGTCACAGTTTTACTGACATTTGGTTGTGACATTGGAGGAGTTTAACATCATCTCTAAAATCAGATGGCAAAAACTCCTTTAACTTTTGGTTAAACTCCTCCACTTTTTACTTGACACGAATGGGTGTATCGTGTTACAATAAATATACACTCAAAAAGGCACTAGAATATGGCACTTACACGACTAAAAACACACGATAGATGTAATGTGGATGTGGAACTGGTTGAATCAGGCCCTCACTACGCACGCCTTGTATGCAAAGATCACGGCAAGCACATACAGTGGTTGACTTGGTGGTCTTATTTAGAAATACAGAAACTAATCAAATCTTAACGGAGAAAAACTAATGGCAATTAACAAAATAGACGAAAATGGTGTTGATTATTATAATATAGATAATAAACATATAATAAAAGATAATAGAGAAAATATAGTCGAATATTTCTCTTCTTTTGAGTCAGGAGGCAAGGCCTCCTCTAATTCAAGAGGTCAAGGGGTAGAGACGGAGTCTCTGGGTGCCGTCATAGAACAAGCGGCCACACCACCCAGCGAAGATACAGTGCTACGAATGATATCACAGATATTCTACAATGAAAATAGCACACAAAAACACAAGATCAAAGTGCGTCTTAATCACACGGATAACACCAGCACTGAATGGATAGCAACCATGAACAAGGATGCTAGAATATTTCGTAGACACAATGATCTAGAAGTTGCAAGAGGTTGGATAGCGGCAACACGCAGAGAATTTACACAAGAACAGGGATACAAGAAACCCTACTATGGCAAGTTTCACTGCATCAAAGACGCACAAGGCCCATTGCCTGGCATACAAAAAGAACCTGAATGTTTTGCAAGCATGGCATATAACACGGTGGATGAAAGTTGGTATGTTATGTTGGTTATATATGATTGGGGTGGAACATATGAATATGATTATAACTTCAATAAGCGTCAAAAAGAACAGGGTGTTAGAGCACAACTGGTTTATACAAATCCCAAACTGTATAAAAAACATCAAGGCGCCAAGACGTATGCAGAACGCAATTTAAAGAAGTAAATACAGTTGTAGATGGCACTGCCCGAATTTCAAATATCTAGTGCCATTAGTAGAACACGCAAAGTGTTCGTGATCCTTGGGCAGTTGTCATCTACACCTAGAGATAAACACATGGCAAAACA